CTGTTGCTTACGATGGTCGCGTGACTGTTGAAGCTGAAGGCACGATCAACCGTGGCGCTGCTGTTGCTTCGGATGCTTCGGGCAAAGCTGTGGCTGCTGCCGCTGGCGACATCATCCTTGGCACGGCTCTGGAAGCTGCTGCTGATGGTCAGATCATCACCATCGACATCCGCCGCGATGGCACTGCGGTTCCGGCATAATAGCCGTTGATCTAGTTTAGAAAAGGAATATTGAAATGGCTATGCTGACTCCTAGCGCCGTCCATATTGACGCCCCGCTTACCAACCTGACTATCGCCTTCCTGCAAGACGCCAATGGCTTCATTGCTGATCGCGTGTTCCCGAAGGTTGGTGTCGCTAAGAAGACCGACAAATACTACATCTACAACCGCGCTGACTTCAATCGCGTTGGTCAGGTGCAGGCCCGCGCTCCGCGCACTCAGGCTCCGCGCGTTGGTATGTCGCTGTCGACCGACACCTACTCGGCTGACGTGTTCTCGCTGGCTACGGACTTCGACTTCCAGACCCTCGCCAACGAAGATGCTGCTCTGGACATCCGCGCTGCTGGCGCTCAGATGCTGACCCACCAACTGCTGATCGACCGTGAAATCAAGTGGGCTTCGACCTACTTCGCGGCTTCGGTGTGGGGAACGGACTACGCTGGTGTTGCGGGTTCGCCCTCGACCAACCAAGTGCGTCAGTGGTCGGACTACACCAACTCGACCCCCATCGTTGACGTGACCAACCTGATGCGGGCTGTGCAACTGAAGTCGGGTGGTTTCAAGCCCAACGTCATGGTTGTCGGCAAAGAAGTTCGTGATATTCTGGTTAACCACCCGACGATCCTGGCCCGCCTGAATGGTGGCGCTACGGTCACGAACACCGCTCTGGTGACGGATGCCAAGCTGGCTGAAATCTTCGGTGTGGAAGAGTTCTTGGTCATGGAGACCGTGAAGAACACCGCTGGCGAAGGTCTGGCTGAATCGAACGCCTTCATCGGTGGTAAGTCGGCTGCTCTCTACTACCGTCCCCGCGCTGCTGGTCTGATGGTTCCCTCGGCTGGTTACACCTTCACTTGGGACGAACTGCAAAACGCTTCGGGCCACGGGATCACGATCAAGTCGTATGCTGGTGACTATCTGGCCATCGACGGCATCGCTGAAGTGTTGGAAGCCAACCTGGCTTACGACCACAAAGTTGTGTCGGCTGATCTGGGTGCGTTCATCGCCACGGTCGTTGCTTAATTAAAAGGAGGGGAGAGATGACCCGACAGTTTCTCCCCTACTTCAATCCTTCCCGTCCTGTGTTCGTTAAAATTAATGGGCTACAAGCGGCGGGAAAGATTTGGAAGCAGGGTGAACGATTTAATTGGGAGTTCTACGGAACCCCACACGATATTATCCAACAGATGTTTTTCAGTGATCAACTCTACCACAACGAAGAGTTTGAGGAAGAAGTTGTTAAGCGTATTGCTGTTGGAGATGGCCTTGACGAACTTACCTTAGATCAACTTCACATTCTTGTGGAAAACATCAACGGCAAAGTTAAGGCTGCTGCTAAGAACAACAGAGAGTTTCTCCAGAAGAAGTGTGCAACCAGCAAGATTAAGGACAAGCAAATTGGCCTTATTCGTCGTTGGCGTAGTTCCTATGGTGATATTGAGAAATGATTGAGGGACGGCTATGGCGTGGTCATATGATGCTTCTGATCTGAATACTACGACTGCTTCTGGCCGTCTCAATACCGTAAGGTTGCTGATTGGTGATACGGATACCACCGACCAATTGATGCAGAATGAAGAGATTAACTTTGCTCTGTCTCAAGTCGGTAACAACGTCTACATGGCAGCAGCTTGGGCTTGTAGGACTGTTGCAGCTAAATTTAGCCGCCTTGTGGATACCCAACTGGATGGCGCTCTGAGTGCCAAATACAGCGACAAGGCCAAGCAGTATAACCTTCTGGCGGTTCAGATCGAAGCGCAAGGTAAGAAGGTGTCTGGCAAGGCTTTGGGCGTTTCTGCTGGTGGTATCTCTATTGCTGATATGGGTGTTGCTGACGCTGATACTGATCGTGTGAAGCCCGCCTTCAACATTAATCAGTTCGACAATGTGGAGGCAGGGTCTGGTTATATCCCTGATGAACCCTATGGCGTTTGATCCGTTCACTTTACGTCAACTCATCAAAGAACACGGTATCTCTGCTACCCTTCGTAAGCGTTCTGAAAGTGCCTATGATAGTAATACAGGGACTGTAACCGCAACTAATACTGACTACACTGTTAAGGCTTACTACTACGAGTTTACCCCTGATATGCTTGATGGGCAATCTGTTGTTCGTGGTGACAAGCGTGTAGTGCTGGACATCTACTTGACCAACGGCAGTGCCACACCAAAACCTGATACCACAGATCAGATCATTGGTTACGGTAAGACATCCGATATTATCGACGTGTCTGAAATCAAATCCTCATCCAACGTGATGTGCTATCTGCTTCAAGTGAGGAACTGATTATGGTTCAAAGATCATTTGCTTCTGTTCTTAAGAAGATTGAGGCAGACCTTGATCTTGTCAGGACTGAGTTTCTCCGAAATATTGCTGAAGACCTTGTTGCTAGTTCCCCTGTAGACACAGGTAACTATGTAAGCAATCACTCAATTACCACATCCACTGGTTCTGGTGGTAGAACTAACTCCCATGGGCTACCAAAAGATAATGGCACAGCTAAACAAAAAGCCTTGACAAAACTGTATGGTCAAGTTGCTGCTATACCACCAAAAACTACAACAGTCTATATTGCCAATAGAAGCCCTTATGCTAATAAGGTTGAGTATAGTGGTTGGAGGGGTAAAGATAAATCTACCGCTCCTTATCGCGTCTTTACGACTGTAAAAAATAGAGCAAACATCCACTTGCAAAATGCAGTTAATAAAGTTAGGGGTTCTAAATGAGTATTATCAACGATATTAGAGCCTGTCTTGATACGCATTTGTCAGTTATGCCGAATGTGCCTGCGATTGCTAGACAGAATGTTGCTTTTACCCCCACTAATGGAACGCCATACATCTTGGCAGACCTAGTTCCAACTTCTAGACGTCCCGCTGTTCGTGGTATCAATCCACAACAACGATATGATGGTGTCTATAGTTTGTTGGTTTGCACCCCAGAAAACTTAGGCCCCGGTGCTGGTTACGATCTGGCAGACGCTTTGTTAGATCACTTCAATTCCACCACTGATATTACCTACACTAATCCTACAGACACAATTCTGCTAGAATCTGGTGATACCTTGTTGTTAGAATCTGGCGACAGTTTGCTTCTAGGGTCGCCCACTATTGTTTCTCTTGAATACTCTGAAGTCAGGACGAGTTTCCTAGACTCACCTTACTATTGCACCCCTGTGATTGTCGCTTGGTATATCTACCACTGATAAAGGAAACTTACAATGCCGTTAGCCCAAGGTAGCCGTTCTGGCCTCTCCTATGTTGCTGAAGTGACCTATGGCACTACGCCTGGAACTCCTTCGCTTATCCAACTGCCTTACACCACCAACTCGTTGAACTTGGCTAAAGAGCGTGTTCAAGGCAATGACCTTCAGCCTGACCGTATGCCCCGTGTTGACCGTCATGGCAACCGTTCTGTGGCTGGTGACATCGCTGTTGACCTGCGTAAAGCAGACTATGACCCTTTCCTTGAATCGGCCTTTATGTCGTCGTTCTCCACGAACACTCTGAAGGTTGGTTCCACGATTAAATCCTTCTCCATTGAAGATGCCGCTACGGACATTACGCAATTCCGCCTGTTCACTGGTTGTGTTGTCTCTCAAGCTGCCTTCTCCATCAAGCCGAACCAGATGGTTACGACCACGTTCAGCATGATTGGTAAGAACATGTCGATCTCTGGTTCTTCGGTGGATGCAGTCAAAACTGCTTCGTCTGGCAACCAGCCTTTTGACGCCTATTCGGGCGCTCTGTCAATTGGTGATGCTGGTGGCGCTCTGTCTTCGTCTGCTATCGTTACGGGCATTGACTTCAGCGTTAACAATGCCATGGCTTCGCGTTTTGTGGTTGGTTCTTCGACCACCGCTGAACTGGAATATGGCATGGCTACGGTTGAAGGCACGATCACTGCCTACTTTGAAGATGCAGCCCTGATCAATCGTTTTATCAATGAAACCGAAACCGCCCTGCAAGTCTCGGTGGATGATCCTACGGGTTCCTCGGACTACACCTTCCTCTTCCCCCGTGTGAAGATCAACGGTGCTGATGTTCCTGTGGATGGCCCGACCTCTCGCATCATCACCCTTCCTTTTGTGGCCCTCTATGACACCACTGAAGGCACCAACATTAAACTGACCCGCTCGGTTTAATCTAATCCCGCAAGGGTAGGGTGGTTCGACTTGTCGGGGGTTGACCACCCGCTTTAATTTTACCCCGACACACTTTTAACACAACAAGGACCAACCCGACATGGACCTGTCTAATCTAATTCCTTCGGAAGATACTATCACTATCACCATTAAGCATCCGATTAGTGATGAACCTCTTGTCAAAGATGATGGCAAAGAGATGACTATCACAGTGTATGCACCGCATTCACATCAATATAAAATGGTGATGCACGAACAGACAAACAAAAGGCTTCAGAAAGCCTCTAAGTCTAAAAAGTTTACAATGTCCGCTGAAGAGATTGAATCAGCGAGTCTAGAGGTTATGTCTAAAACCACAAAAGATTGGAACATCCAACTTAATGGTAAGGCACCTAAATTCTCTCAAAAAGAGGCTTATGACCTCTACGCTAAACTGCCTTGGTTGAAGCAACAAGTTCTCGAAGGACAAGAGGATTACTCCGCTTTTTTGAAGAACTGATCCTTGACCTAGAGGCATACGCAGAGTGGGATTTCAAACTCTCTGTGCCTGACAAAGACGGGGTTCCACAAAGAGAACATTTGTTAGAAGTTGAAAGGCAGACTGGACGGACACCATTAGCTTTAGAGGGACCAGATTTCCCAGAGTTATTGGATCACGTTTGGTCTGCCTTTTTGTCTTTAAACACTTCTCGTGGTCAAGGATATAGCGGACCTTTACCGCTAAATTATCAAGAAATAGAGTCTTGGAAAAGACTAACTGGAAGTCTTTTATCGCCTTGGGAAGTTAAGGCAATTATGAGGCTTGACGCAATTTACTTAAGGGTAGTAAGCAAATGAGTTATGACCTTGGAACTGTTATTCTTCCTATCCAGAGTAAAGGTGGCGCTGAGACTATTGCAGAAGTCACAAAACTTGCTGATACTCTCGACAAGAAACTAAGCCCTGCTGTCCAAGAAGTTATTGATCGTCTTCAATATTACAGCAGGGTTCAGAAACAACTTTCTTCTAGCAGTCAAACTATGGGGAGTTTTATTTCTCCCAGAGAACTTGATTTAGCAGCACAACGAGTCCAAGGGTTAGAGTCTGCCCTTGCAAATACCCGTAGAGGGATGAATGGGTTTGGTGTTGCTACACAACAAGTCGGTTATCAAGTTGGTGACTTCTTTGTTCAAGTTCAATCTGGAACCAATTGGTTAGTGGCTTTTGGTCAACAGGCAACGCAACTTGTTGGTATTCTACCAATGATGGGGGCAGGGTTCCTTGGGCTTTCTACTGGTGGTCTTATTGCCCTTAGTGCTGGTCTTGGTATCGCTATCCCCTTGGTCACTGCTATTGGCGCTGCTTTCTTAAGAACTAGAGATGAAGCCAACATCTTTGATGATGCAATGACTCAGGTCAAGGAGACAATGGATGGATTCGATGAATCCTCTAACATTGTTAGCATGAGTCTTGAAGAACTGATCAAAAAATATGGTGAAGCGGCCCAAAGAGTTCGGCAATTCGCCTTGGTTCAAGCTGAACTTCGTCTTTCACAAGCTGAATCAGCCCTTTCTGATCAAATACCTATTTTGAATGATACCATTGATCTTTACACTCAAGTTGGTATGGCTGGTCGTCAGAGCATTCAAGATATACAGGAGGCTTTTAAACTAGCACGACCTGAAGCTGTAATGCTTTATCATACTATGATGAGTATTAAAGAAGCTAAAACTTTTGAGGCTCAGCAAAAAGCCCTAACTGATTTCCTAGACACCCTTGACGAACTAGGAATCCCACTAAACCAAATCCCAGAAGATCTTAGTCTCGCCTTGGATCAAATGCTTAAGTTGTCTAATGCTACAGATGAAGCTAGGGCTAGGATGGAAGAGTTGCGTGGAGCAACTAGGGGCATGACTATCGGGGTTCCTTTATATGAACAAGGGTTGCCAAACCTTCTTCCACCAGAAGTTTCGACAGGAACAGAAGATACAGGAACTTCTTCTGGTGTAGGCGGAGGTGGCGGCGGAATCAGCATTCAAGACCGTTTACAGAGTGACTTAGATTCTCTCCGTCAATATCTGATGGATGCTAAAGAATCAGAAATGATCTCTTATCAAGAGCGTCAAGAAACTCTTCGTCAGGCCCTTGAAGAAAAACTGCTCACCATTCAAGAATATAACACTCTTGAAAAAGAGTTGACCGAAAAGCATAATGCGGTTATCGCTGAGATTGATGCAAAAAGACGATACAAAACTTTGCAAGAAGCTGGAACTTTCTTTGGTGCAATGGCTAACCTTGCTCAGGCTGGTGGTCAGAAGTATATCAAAGTTGCTAGAGTTCTTGGTGCTACTGAAGCGTTGATCAACACTTTCATTGCACAAAGCCAAGTTCTTCGTGACCCTAATCTTGGCTTTTTCGGTAAGATGGCTGCATATGCTGCTATTGGTGCTACTGGTCTTGGTCTTGTGGCTTCGCTTAGGAGCGGGTCTGATTCAGCTTCCTCTGCTGGTGGTGGTGGTAAAGGCGGTGGTATGCCTAAAGGCTCTGCAAGTGTCCCTGCAAGTTCTGGGACCACAAGCCCTGCTCAGACTGTCTACATCAGTGGCCTTGATCCTAACGCTCTGTTTACTGGTGAGCAACTGGCTAACTTGTTTGATAGCTTCTATAAAGAAAACGACAATCGCGGAAAAGTATTCGTAGTGGCGAGATAAAAAATGACTATTAAGATTGAAAACACCCCGACTAGTCAAGATAGTCTCCCTACGATCCTGTGGAACAATATCTTCGCTAGTGGCACCCTAACTGCTTCTAGCGAAGCCACGGATTATCCGAAAGAGAATGCCGTTTCTGAAGCAACCTATGATGCTTGGAAGCCTGCAACTCTCCCGGCCAGTTTGTCGATTGACAAAGGTGTTGCTACGGCTGTGGACTCCTTTGCTGTTGTCGCCCATGATCTTGGGACAAAAGGTCTAACTGTTTCTCTGCAATCCTCTACTGACAGCACAACTTGGACAACTCGTTGTGTTGTCTCTCCATCAAACAACACAAGCATCTTGGGTCTTTTCCCAAGTGTTTCTGCTCGTTATTGGAGACAGCAATTCTCTGTCAAGAACATGCTGACTTATACGGAGCAAGCAGATAATGCTGTCTGGACTAAGAACAACGTCACTATCACAGCCAACAGTGCAGTTGCACCAGATGGAACAACAACCGCTGATTCCATTGTCGAGACAGTGACAGCAGGAAATGCCTTCCATGAAATCCGGCAGACTGTCTCCTGCACAGCATCCACTGTTTATGTGGCTAGTGCTTATGTAAAAGCTGTAGTTGGTGGACGGCCTGTTATCAGACTTCGCCTTGGTGATAGTTCTAGCATCCTTAACACTTGTGTTGTCACTCTGAGTAATGGTGCGGTGACTAGCCCAGACTCCACTAAGGGTGTCATTGATGTTGGTAATGGTTGGTATCGTGTTTGGTGTTATGCCACAACAAATGCTGCTGCGACTACCGTCAACACTTCTATCCAGATGATGAGTGACACCAGCAACTTCTTTTATCCAGGTGATGGCACATCTTCTGTTCTGACTTGGGGTTCTCAGATTGAGTTGGGTTCTTACCCCTCTGACTACTTCGCTGTTGCAGCGGCGGCTACTGGAAATCAACCCATCGTTGGTGTGGCTATGGCTGGCACTAGGTTCAACTTCCCTGCTGGTGTTGTGGCCCCTTATAAGCCTGTTTGGTTGTCTCAATCCTACGAACTGTTGACTGCAACTACCCTCGGTGGTCAATTTCTTGGTAATCGTGTGTTGAGAACTGGTGGACAAACCAGCATTAACCTAGTGGCTGTAGATCGCACCTTCGGGGAAACCACAATCCTGCCTTTTCGTGAACACTACAACTCTGGCAAAGCCTTTGTGTGGGCCGCTGGGCCTTCTGTGTTCTCTAAGGATGTTGGGTATGTGTGGCGAACTGAAGGCTCTGTTCTCGCCCCCACTTTCGATGAAACTGGTATCTGGATGAGTGTGGGTATGGAGGTCTATGCTTATGGCGAATAGAGAACCTATCCAAATCGTTGAGATTGATGTTGACTATTGTTCATTGACCTATGGGACTGCCCCTTGCACGGCTATCCTTGGGACTACTGGAACCTATAAGTGCTTCAATACCTTTGCTACCTGTCAAGCAAAATCTGCTTTCACTAAAACCACAAAAACCCTTCGGTTTGTTAACAATCGGGCTAACCTTCCGAAGGGTCTTGTGGCTTTTCCATGTTTGGTGGAGAATGGTATTACTGCCTTTTCTTCCACGGTTAACATCGCAGGTTCTGATGACAAGATGAGTGCCTTTGGCCGTAGGGCCACCGTGACTGTCAAACTCAAAGACTTTGTTTACAATGATATTGGGTTTGATAAGTATCAGGCACAACGTATAAGTGGTGTTGCACAAACTAGTGGCGTTGGCTATGATCCTATCACGAAGGGAACTTTCTTCACTAAGCTGAAGTCACGTTTTCCTTATTATGCTGGACGTGCGCTTCGTGTCATTGATGGCTACATTGATAGTGGCGTCCTGACAGACACTCAGACCCGTAACTTCATCATAACGGACATGACAGGTCCGACGAATGACGGTGATGTTACCTTTGAAGCCAAAGATGTTCTGGCCCTTGCAGATAACGACAAAGCCTTAGCCCCTAAAGCTGGTCGTGGTAAACTTGGTGCTAACGTGACCGCTGCTGTGGGTCAAACCTTTTCCTTGACCCCTACAGGTATCGAGTCTGAATATCCCACCTCTGGCTGGGCCATCATTGGTTCTGAGATCGTAGCATTCACTCGCTCTGGTGCTGTGGTCACTCTGACGCAACGTGGTCAATATGGGACTGTAGCGGCCACCCACAATAGCAATGACACCTTCCAACTTTGTTATAATGTGGTCAATCAACGTGTTGATGATCTGATCTATGATCTTCTGGTTAACTACGCTGGTGTTCCCGCTTCATACTGTAATCTTTCTACAGATTGGAAGACAGAGGTTGACACTTGGTTGTCAGGCTTGTTGCTAAATACCATCATTGCGAAACCCACGGGTGTAAATCAGCTTATTGGTGAATTGGCTGTCCTTGGCATCTCTATCTGGTGGGATGAAGTTAATCAAAAGGTTAGGCTGTTGGTCAACCACCCTGCAACATCCTCTACGACATTTCCCATCTCTGATAGGAATAATGTCAAGAAGATCGTGCAAGAGGATCGGGATGAGGATCGCCTCACTCAAATCCACTTCTACAGCAGGCAGACCGACCCCACAAAAGATTATAAGTCTAAGGACAACTATAACCAGATCAATGTCACTCTTGACACTGATGCAGAGAACACCAATGCCTATGGCACACCAATCATTAAAGAGGTCTTTTGTCGTTGGCTGAATAATGGTGGTGCTGATGCGTTTGTGGTCACTTTATCACAACGTCTGCTCAAGAGGTTTAACACTGCACCTAAAAGGTATACGATCCTTTTGGATGCTAAAGACAGAAACTTGGGTCTGGCAGGGGTTATGGAACTTGACAGCAGGGTTGTCACTGACCCAACAGGTAACACTGTTAAGACACTGCTTCAGGTCATCAAGACCACACAGAAAAAGTCTGGTCACGAATACGAGGTTGTTGCCCAAGCCTTCCAATACAATGGACGGTATGGTTTTATTACCTCTAATACGACCCCCGTTTATAGTCTAGCCTCAGATAGTCAAAAACAGGTCGGTGCTTTCTTTGTTAACGCATCAACTTTGGTTTTTCCTGATGGCAGTGTCCCATACGCTTTGATTTAAGGAAACCCGACAATGACTTCTTATACAGCTATTACTGAAGCTGAAACTAACCCAGAAGCCCCCTTAACCTCTGTTCTTGCTAAGAGGTTCAGAGATAACCCTATTGCTATTTCTGAGGGGGCTACTTCTTCTCCTATTACAAGGGCTGCTTGGCATCCCTACAACAAGATCACTGTAGGGGATGCTAACACTGGTATTATCTACTCGTTTCCAACTAACGGGGCGCTTGCAACAGTAACTTCTCCAGACTTTGAGGATGGTTATGAGTATGCTTTCTTGATTGATCAAATCAAGCCGAGTGGTGGTGCTGGTTCTACATTAGGCCTTAACCTCTATAGGGAGACCTCTGCGGCTTATGCTGGGGTCTTCACGTCCACCATCAGTGTAGGAACAACCAACCCATTGCTTGCTTGGATTGAGTTGCCTTTAGTCCGTGAAGCTAGGGCTATTCATTTTATAAGTTCGCAGTCTGGTGAATACCGTTATAATAACAACGTGGGCCTTGCAACAGTCGGCACTATTTTTAATGGTGTGGCTCATGCCACTGTTCAAAAAATCCTTCGTGTTCAGTTCTCTTTTGGCGGAAACAACATTACTGGTGGCTCTGCCAGCACTGGCACGATCACCATGTTCCGTAGAAAGGAATTCATCTGATGCCTAAGACCCTGGAATGGATCAATGGTGAGCCTGTTGTTCGTGAGATGACCAAGGAAGAAATCGCTGCTCTGGCCCCTACAGAGGATCAAGTCAGAGCGCAACGAGATACTCTCTTGGTAGAAAGCGATTGGACCCAGCTTAAAGACGCCCCTGTGGACCAAGTCGCTTGGGCTGCATACCGTCAGGCTCTGAGGGACATCCCCTCTCAGAAGGGGTTCCCTGCTAGTGTTGTGTGGCCTGATAAGCCAGTGTAATAAAGGTGCCAACGATGTCTAACAACAAGAAGATACCTGCTGTAGTCGCAGCAGCAGTTATTGCTACCGCAACCCCTTTTATCGCTAAATGGGAAGGTGTCAGTCTTGTGGCTTATAGAGACATTGTTGGCATCCCAACTGTTTGCTATGGGGAAACCCGTGGTGTCTCTATGGGAGATTCTTATAGCAAAGCAGAGTGCCAGCAAATGCTTAGAGCGGCTGTGGGTGAATACTACACAAACCTGCAACCTTACATGACCAACCCTAATATCCCTGTTGGGGTCCAGGCTTCATTGCTTGAACTAGCCTACAATGTAGGTGTTCATCCAGCAGGACGATCCACAATGATGAAGCTGGCTAATCAAGGTAAGTATGCAGAGGCTTGCAAAGAACTTGATAAGTGGGTCAAGGCTGGTGGTGGTAAAGTCCAAGGCTTAGTGAATAGACGCGCTGATAGCAAAAAAGAACTCTGCATGAAGGGGCTATAAATGAAACCCCTAGTGTTGATCTTGTTGCTCTCCGCTTGCTCTTTAAGTCCCCTAAAGGCGCTCACTGGTGGGCCTAGTCTCTCAGCCAATGTGCAGGCTGGTAAAGAGAACACTCAACAGGCTGTGGCCTATCAGAATACCACAAAAGCAGGAAGAGATGTTGTTCAACAATCTAGTCCTGTCAATGCACAAGAAGTAAGGGAAGTGAATATCCAGCAAACCCCGATCTGGATGATTGCCCTTCTTATCCTTGGGTGGCTATTGCCATCCCCTAATGAAATCGCCAATTGGATACGAGGGCTATTCAAGAAATGAACTATTTGGAGTATTTTGTCGGGGCAGCAGTCTCGTCCATCTTCGCTGGCATTACGTGGCTTATTCGTAGGGTGTTGACCAACGAAAAGCAGATTGCCTTGCTACAAAACGAAATCAAAGAGCGTGATGTTCGTAGGCAAGAAGATCGTGAGATTATGAACGAGATCAAATCTGATTTAAAAGAAGTCAAACGAGACATTATCGAACTCTACAAAACGCATCCAGATCAAAAATGAAATAACCCCGGCAGGAACTCAATCCTGGCCGGGGTTTTCTTTTGTTTAATCGCCAAACAAGATGTAGAGCAGGATTACCACACCGATGATTAGAAAGAACATCCAGTTAAGCATTAGGTGGGTTCTCCCCATCCAACACATTGGTAGGCAGCTTGTTCAGGGTCTGCCAATCCTGCCTTTTGTCGTTTGTAGTTGTCGTCAATGATGGCAGCGGCGGCTTGCTGACAAGCATCAACACTTTGAAACAATGTAGGTGGGGCTGCTGAGTAGCAGTTACCTGTGGCCGTATTACAGACCAAGAAAACCAAAGTGAACATTAGGTTTTATCCTTCTCAAGCTGGGCAATAAGCAGTTCTGCATAGTGGATAACCTTCTTAAGGTCTTCTACTCCACCCTTCTGCTTATAACGACAGGTATACTTGACGATGTTGCCCTCACAGAAGCCAAGAGCGTTAGCCAAGATAAACTCTACAGGCTGGATGGACATGCTTTTGTAGTGACCACCACCAACCTGTTGTTTGAACGGGTCTTTCACGATCTTTTCTTCCTTCTTAGGCTCTTCTTTGACATCTTCGACCAAAACAGACAATTCATCGTGTGCAACTGTGTCGTGGCAGTCCGTAGGGGTCAGATAGTATTTGTAACTATCAAACCGAACAGCGTAGTAGTCTTTACCCTTCTTGTTGAAGTGGCTCAAGATTGTCCCTGCACCATAGTCAGTGCGGTCAGTCTTGTATACCTTATCGCCAATCTCAAACGGCATTAAATACCTTCTTTCTCAAAAGCAATAATCCAATCACGACAAATGTCGCTGCGAACAATGTCATCGACAGTAAACTCAATGATGGGAACGTCCATCAAGTTCTTCTTGGCAATGCTGATGATCTTAGACAGACCAGAGGTTTCTTTAATGTCTGACTGTCGAATATCACCGTTGATGATAACCTTAGTCCCCTGACCGATTCTCGTCAAGAACATCTTCATTTCTGGTATTGTGGTGTTTTGTGCCTCATCCAAAATGACAACAGCGTTCTTGAAGGACCGTCCCCTCATCGTGGAAAGGGGAGATAGGATAATATTGCCATTCTTAATTCCAGTTTCAAGGACTCCTTTTCCCAACTGTTCTTCCAACACATCAAGAACTGGTGCTGCCCAAGGTGCAAACTTCTCATTCAAGTCTCCTGGAAAATAGCCAAGGTCTTTTCCTACAGAGACGTTAGGTCTAGTCAGAATGATCCTTTCGGCTTGTTTAGTCAGGTAAGCATTGGCTGCAAAGGTGGCAGCAATGTAGGTCTTACCTGTTCCAGAGTAACCACAAACAATGACTTGATCTGAGGTCTTCAGGGCGTTGATATAGAGGGCTTGGTTGTCGTTATATGGGGTAAGTCCAACCAATTTGCTTGTGGCTTCTACCTCTGCCTGCTTGTAGCGAGATTGGCGTTTCCCTTTGGGCTTCTCAGGCAGCGTCTCACGCTTAAGCGTCATTCTTTTTAATCCATTCCACTAGGTCTTCATAACCACCAATATGGGTGTTGTCTTCCCAGATTTGTGGCACTGTCTTTAGCCCCATGCTGAACATCAACTTCAACAACATAGGGTGTTCAGAGTAAAGGAAAGCCTCGTAAGAGGCTCCCCTATCTTCTAGCACCTTCTTGGCCTTGTCACACCAGTGGCAATCGTCACGGGTAATGATATAGAACATTACTCTTCCCCTTCATCCTCTAGGCGTTCCAGCTTCTTCCTGTGTAGTTCAGCCACAGCAAGGACAACACGCAAGGCATTATCATGAACCTTTAGGGTCTTATTGGTGTCATAAACCCACCAAACCATAAAGCCCAAGCTGGCAAGGTTGAGGATAGGCATTAGGTTTTCCATCAGGTCAGGTCCACAATTTCACACGCTCCACCAACACAAGCAAAGGTGCTAGTCCCTTTGGAGGTGTCTTCAGTTTCATAGTCACTCAGTTTAGACCAATCAATACGCTCAGGCATCAGTGCAAGGGCATCAAGATACTCTCGCTCAGAAACCTCTTGATAAGGCGCTTGCTGGTAGGTGTGGTCACTGTGGGGAAGGAACGACACACCAGACACCTCATCAAAGTATTTGTAAACCCAAGCACCAACTTCCATCCATTCGTGGTCACGCACCGTCACAGTGATCGACGGCTTATGCTCACACCAATGACGTTGATAGGCCAGCCACAGTTCAAGTTGCTCAATGGCCGTCATATCGTTACGGGTAGTGGCACCCACAGGAGACTTTTGTGGGAAGCTAAAGACAGTGGTGCTGTCAGGCTTCATCACGTCAGGCTCATTAGGAATGCCTTGGTCTTTCATAAACTGCGTCAGAGGGTCTTTGTTATCCCCACGAACAGTGCGAATATAATAGGCTGAATGACGAGCGTGGATGCCAGAAGCACTATCAACCAATTGAGATACAGTTCCACTCGGCTTGACACAAGTGATCGCAGCACTAGCAGGGATACCAAGACGTTCAGCCCACTCAGCGTTAGTAGCAATAGCCACATTCTTCAGATACTCCAAGATGCCAGCGACAGTCATGCCTTCACAGGACAAAGCAAGATCGTCATTAGTCAGAAGGCGGTTATCCATGATGCCCGTCAGAGAGACACCAAGCAGACGCTCTTCTTCAGTGTTATCCTTCCACACCTTACGCAGATAGGGAAAGTGCGTGTAGGTGCTTTGGATAGTGCCAAGGATCGTAGCCAACTTCACTTTCCGTTCCAAGTCCGCAAGTGTATCCGTTGCTCGGACGACGACTTCGGTAAGATTGCAGAATTGGTAGGGACGAAGAATGATCTCACTGCATGGATTGGTGCCGAAATCAAAGTCAGGATTACGACGACCGTTTTTTGTGGCTTGTTTCTTAGAAGCTGGGCGAGAGAAGATGCCACGCTCACCAGATTTACTTTCAACCAACGAAAGCCATTCACGAAGGAAAGTCTCCATATCAGGTTTCTCTGTGTAAGCCACAGAATTGTTTGCCAGAGCGCGTTGGCTGTTGTTTTCCCACCACTGGCCCGACTTAGCATGACGCATACGGTCATCAGACAGGTTAGACAGGGAAATCATCGCAGAGCGACGAACACCACCAACAACGACAACTTCACCAATCTTACACATAATGTCGTGGCATTCGATAGACGACAGCTTGCGGCCCTTAGCACCAACAAAGGTGTTGATGACAAAGTTGAACAGTTCTACCAGCGGCGCAGGACCAGAGGCACGACCACCAAAAGTCTTGAGTTTAGCACCAGCAGGACGAACCTTTGACACATCCCAAGTGGGGATTTCACCAGCATACAGAAGGCTAATCAGTTGGCGCAGTGCCTTAGCCCAACCTTCCTTGCTGTCCTTAACCACAATGATCGTCTCGCTTTTGAACATCTGCTCAGGGACTTCAGGCAACTTGCTGATATGCTGACGCTCAACAGAGAAGCCCACACCAGTGCCACAGAGCAGGATGAACATGGCTTCGTCAAATGACTTTGGGTCGTCAACAGGCAAGTAGGAGCAGTTGTAGCCAGCCGTGTTGTCACGATCCAGTGCAGGGCCAGCCGTCATAACAGCCCGCATCGACGGCATGACTTCAAGACCAAGGATAGCTGCCTCAATCTCTTCCTCAGTTTCAGGAAGGATTTTTGCATAATCAAGATCATCATGGATGTTCAGGTCTTGCAGCTTAGGTTTGACTACATTTTCCATGTAGCGACCAACAGTTTCGCCCCAAGTCTCACGACGATTTTCCTTGTCGATCCAGCGGGCATAGCGCGAAGTGGCAATAAAGGATTGGTAGTCAGAGGGCAGCATATTGTTCATTTTTCTTCCTTAGTCAATCAAAATAGATAGGCGATGTGGTTGAGAGACAAGTCTATTTGGCGTTAGGTCAACTTTTGCAATCATTGGGTTGCTCACAGACCACTCAACAAGCACAACAGGAACAGACTTATCTTTGAGTTTGTCTAATCGGTCAATCAGTTCTTGAACAGTCAACGCTCATCTCCTGAACCACCAATAACATTACGTTGCTTACGATCTTTGAGTTTGTTAAGCACAAGGTCAGCAATCTCGCTCAGATCATAGCCAAGGGCATCTGCCGCTGCTGCCACATACCACAGACAGTCACCAAGTTCATGTGCTGCCAGCTTGTCGTCAATATTGCCATCACGAATCCATTTCTTGACTTTACCAGCAAATTCACCAGCCTCAGAGGCAAGACCTAGAGCAGTATATTCTAGGGCTTTGTCAGAAGGGTAGATGGCAGTTGACATAGCTGCTTCTTGGAACTCGTCAAACTCAGACTTGATTTCCCACTTAGTCATTATTCATCATCCATGTTAAAAGCCAAAATGAAGACCAGAATACCAATTAGGACAGGAATCCAAAAGGGAGATAGAACCCACCACCAAGACCAAGCAATATGTCCTGTCAGTTTAAGCCCGATAAAAAGCAGGCCCAGCATCCCAAGAATAGGGAATTGGGCAGAGGTGGATCTTTCACTCATCTTTATAGCGCTCCAAAAAGACGTATCCCAGATCGTCCAGGATTTCAAGGGTTTTCCACAAAGTTAGGTTGTGGTCTTTCAAGACAGCCACAAACCCACGGTCTTCGATGATCTTGATGATTTCTTCTTTGCTCATTTATTTCTGTCTTGGGTAGAGTTTTGTTGCCCCTGCGTAGTCGGTATCAAACAAGAACCACGCGAAGTTGTCAGTGCTGCTTTGCTTGCTGTCTTCAAACCATTTGACACGTCCAATCGGGACGACTGACTTACACATAGACATGTAGTGCGCCATCCTGACATTACAAGCGTAATCGAAAGGTAAAAGCAACCAAGTTGGTCTTAGAGTTGGTAGATGGTCCAACAAAGGCTTTAGCATGTCCCACTTAAAGGGTGGGTTGGTGATAATCAGATCAATACCAAGCACATCGTTGTAGTCTAACGTCAAGGCATCACGTTCAACAACCCTTGTTTCTTGTGGCTCAACATCACACGCATAACCACAAACATAGCCATCAGATAACCGCTCAATATGCTTAACCAGATCACCAGCACCAGCACAAGGCTCCATGAACTTTCCACCCGTAGAGGGTAGGTGGTTTAGTAAAGGTAGGGCAGCTTTCTCAGGCGTAGCATAGAAGTCCCGATCTGCCCTTTCCTTCACCTCAATCGTGTTGCTGCTTACGCTTGCTCTTTTGCTCATCCATCCACGCCTCTGCTTCTCCCCACGAAAAGAAAATATCATTGGGGAAACTTGTAATAAACCTGACATAGCAATTCAAACAGTAGCAAGAAAAGCCGATAGCAGGACGACCATCATCAGTGCTTGATTTGTGGTAGAAAGACCAGCCCGAATAGGGTCGAAACTGGTCCTGATGCCCACAAGAAAAGTAAACCATTAACCATACTCCTTTTGCAGAGCCTTCAGCGAAACCCACTGAATGTCGTAGTCCCCATTATCAATGTGCCGCTTTACAACAACACCTTTAGACCACTCAGAGTTCGCTTGCCCCGCCCATTTTTCTTCTGCCCCTTTGAAGCATCCTGCAACAAGGCCATTAAGCGGAGTAGGACGAGCATCCGCCTTCCTATAATAATGGAACTTGTGACTATGACCAACAGTGCAACTATGAGCCAGCTTTTCGACAAGGCTGTAGCCATGATGCTTAGTAGACATAGCTGAACCAAAATTACCACTGCTAACGTAGTGACCATATAGAACACCGTCATAATCAACAAGCGCAGGGCCTGAATTTCGGTATTCGTGGTATTCGTCAAACCAGTAGTCTGTTTGGAGGTGGGAAAATGAGATTCCATATGTTTCACCCTCTAATCGTGGGTCATGTCCAATAGCCTTCTTAATCCTGTTTTCGTGGTTCCCCTCAAAGCCAATGCGGAACGGGCGCTTCTTCTTGCTGATCTTATAGCGGCCCCAAATACGGTCCATAGCCTCATTGTAAGCCTCAATATCCTTCTGGTAGGACTGTGCCACAATAGCCTGTGGATAGCGAGTGTCGTAAGTGTTAAGGCTTTGCATGTCAGCCCCATCACCAAGGTCAATAACGTAGTCTGGCTTAATGTCTTCGATCAAATCGCCAAGCCACGAGAACCGTTCATTACTTACATCAGAATGTGCATGAGCGCAAGTCCAAATGATAGCTGTCTTAGTCAACGGATTTCCACTTCTTTACCAATCCAGCAACAAACTCACGAAACTTCTTGTCGTCAAAGTCTTCATTGTCAACACGATTGACGATCTTATACTTGATGTCTTCATAAGTATACAAAGCCCGTTCCATGTTAGACGCATGGTGCTGGATGCGCTCTACAGTGGCTGACAGCCCAGAAAAGTCCAACGTCTTAGTCATGGTGCGAATTTGCTCAAGAGCATCGCAGATGTATTCGTCCACATTTACCGTGTAGGGAACTTTAGACATGTTGTTTCCTTAAAAGGTGTCTTCCCAGAACAGGGGGACAGTTTGATTTACAAAGTGGTCTACAATATCAATGGCCTCATCAAACGATTCAAAGATCAATTCTTCGTCTGATAGAACACCACGATCATCTTGTAGCACCACAAATAGGACATAGCCTTCGCCATAAGGCAGTCCGAAACCATCCTCTACCTCATCCCAATCAGGGATTTGGCTAGAGTGAATTGGACCACGAATGACATTAACGATCTTGCTCATTTCAACCAATCCTCTGGGATATTCTTGTCTGCAAAAAGAAAGCCGTGCTTGATGCACCAATCTGCGTAGGTAGTCTTGGAACCCTTATTGATCTTGTTACTTGAGTTCTGAAACACAAACCTAATATCTTTGTCAGGGTGTTGTTTCTTGATCAACAGATGCTTTTTTCTGTCTGGTGCTGTAAACCTACCTTTCGTCTCCACGATAAGGCCATTAGGAAAAATAAAGTCTGGTGTATAGGTTCTTTCTTCATCCACGCGATACTTGATCTTCGTGGTTTCATACTCAAACTTAACACCAGACTCAGTTAGTTTTGTGGCAACCTTGTCCTCTAGGCCAGAACGATAACCACGAAGATAGGCCGCTTTTTTAGTCTTTCTCATAATCACAAGGCGGTTCCCACAATTCACCCTCATACCTACGCAACCACAACAGCCTTGCGTTCATAATCACTCTATCAACATCACCCTCATAAGCAGCAACGCAGACTTTGAACATTTCCCCATCAGTCTTGCAGTTTGCTAACATCTTCTGGGCTGTCTTAGGACCAACCTTGTGGACCCCTATGATGTTGTCTACCCTATCTCCTGTCAGAACTTGTTCATAGAAGTTGAGCCTTGCGGCTTCTTCTGTGACAGTCTCCCAAGTGTCTTTGCCGGGATTATAGATAGTTCCAGCAATCTGCCTAAAGTCTTTGTCAACAGAGACGATAACGCAATTAGGGTGAAGCCTAGTAGCCTCAATTGCAATAGCGTCATCTGCTTCTTCCCCCTCAGAGACAGTCGCATTGTAACTGTCAATTAGGTATTGCCTAGCGAGGGGTAGCAGGATCGGCTTTTCTTTACCGCTTCTATTGGCTTTATAAGTCTCCGTCAGATCGTTCCTGAAATTACCTTTCCCTGTCAGAAACACTTGGTAGTCGTGTTCAGTGGCATAAGGGTTAGTGACGTTTAAGATGTTGCTCATCAGTTCATCCAGCTTCTCACAGACGCCAGTGACTGTTTGACCATCGTTACTAAATGCTGCCCTATAGGTAAGCGTATCTCCGTCAATAAGGAGTTTCATATTACCCGGTCACTACCTCGTTACCATCATCTTTAACAACAACAACTTGCTTGACGTAGGAATAACCACAACCATGCAGGAAAGACAAGAACAGTTCTAGAACATCACCAAGATACTCGATCTCACCTTGAGAAACCAAGGTGTCTTTGTTCGATTCAACGTCTTTAGCAAGAAATTCGTAATACATAATCAATCCTTATTTCTTTGGTGGTCTGGGCGGTGGGACTCGAACCCACAACTTACAGATTTTAAGTCTGCTGTGTCTACCAATTTCACCACGCCCAGCGTTTAATGATTACCAGCCGCCAGTGCCAGAAGAAGCACCTTCATATTCGACAAGGTTGGTAATACCAATACCCATCAACTGCACCTTAGTGAACTTCTTACCCTTCGCTTTACCAAACTTCCCTTCGCCCGTGGCGATAGACAGCTTGACTTTGGCTTTAGTGCCATTACCAATCAGGCCATCATTAATGGTCCATTGGATAGCGTATTGATCCAGACGACCCTTCTCACCAGCTTCTTCCCAAGCCTTACGTGCTTTGTTCAGATCGAAGGTTTGCGGCGGTCCAAGGATAAGACGTTCATCAGTCGGATTGCCTTGCTCATCCATAACCATGAACTTCGGATGGATATGGGGGCGACGAACAACGAACTTGTAAAGGGTGTTACCATCACGCTCAAAAGCCTTGAACTGCTCAAATGCACCTTGCTTGGCAGGGCATCCAGCTTCAATTGCCTTGTTCTTGTTATCTTCATCCAAGATCAGCGTGACTTTATACACCCCATCAGTATCAGAGTGATCGACTTGCTCATTTCCCATATCACGGTTCTCAAGAAACACCTGAGCGTATTCCAATTCAGCATCAACCGTGACATACTTCGTTTTGTTGGAATTAAAAGCCATTTTCTTCCTCTTTGTCGGGTTACTGTAAGTAATAGATATAGTGGTTATTTCAAGTCATTGCTACAAGTAATTGTCAAAAAAGTGCCAATAAAATTGATAATACTCTTCAATGGTCATATCCATGATCTGCCTCAGTGGGTTTGAGCGTAGTTGCTGCCGAATTGAACGTCTACAGACAATTCGACATTGAGTTTTAGTTTCTCATTGGTCTTCTTGATCGCTGTCAACAACTTGTTTTTGTGGGTCTCTTCTTGTCCAATTTCCAGGTAGGAACCTTTTTCATCGTGCATCTGGAAGTTAACCACAACACCTTGTTGACGAACAAAGTAAAGCCAAGTGTCAAAAGCGAAGACACCTGTGCTTTGGTTGACCGTAGAGAAGGCATCTTTCTCAGACCGTAGGTTATGCCAGAAACCAGATACAGGGTTCTTAACCCACATATTAGGTCCAACCACCTTGATCTCAAAAGTCTCTACAGCCTTCTTAACAGAGAAGTTACGCTTCCAGTAATCCTCAATCAGTTTCTCAGCTTCTTTAGGGGTAATACCGATAGTCCGTGCCAACTTGGCCTTACCAACACCATATACGCAGCTATAATTCGCAGCCTTGTATTTACTACGGATGGCTTTGAGGTTGATCTCGCCATTCTTGTGTTTCTCTACTTCGTTCCTCGTCACTGCACCAGCGAATGCTGCGAGGTCCAGATGTGGGTCAAAGCCTTCTTGGCACATTTCCTCAACGTAGTCTGGATCAAACGGCTTCATGTAGTGGCGCTTCGTGGTGTCTTCTAGCGAAACCATGTCAGAGCCACAAAGCAACTGACCCTCTGGGGCAACAATAGAACCACGAATTTCCTTACCCCAAGGTTTATCGACTTTAGGCAAGTTCACAATAGGCTTACGATGCTGGAAGCGGAAGGTGTTAGTTAGGCCACCAATACTTGCAGTAATGCGTCCATCTTTCTGGTTATCAAGGAAAGATTTGAATACCGCCTTACGATGCTGAATGATCCCCATATCCACAAGAAGTTGGATTTCAGGAACTTCTTCGGCCAACTGCACAACACTTTCACAAAGTTCATCCCCAGACTTGATTTGTGGAATGGAACGCTCTGTGCCATCATCTTCCTTGACATATTTGAAGGTCTTGGGCTTCCAACCAAGAGAGAAAAGCCAATCCTTCACTTGTTCGTGGCTGTTAGGGTTGCCTTCTTGCCAGCCTATCAGGACGTTTACAGGCCCAACCGTGTTTGGTGGTAGCTTCATTTCCTTGAGCAACTCAAACCACTTTTCACCATTGGCGCTAAGATCGCCATCCTTCTTGTAGAGGATTTTAGGCTTGGTGGATTGTTTGTAGATCGGCTTCTTGGGCATAACATTAGAAAGTTCTGCAACCTTCTGAGCCTGCATCTCGCTCAGTTTCTCAAAGTTACCCTTAACAAAATCCACATCAACGAAGATCGGATTAACCTCTTGCTCACGCGCACAATCGAACTTGAAGCCAAGATATTGGATCAGGCGCATTGCTTGTTCATTAAGAGCCATATAGCAACCCCAGCTTTCTCTCTAGTTCTTTCCACAAACGCCAGTTAATCTTTACGTCTTCTGTAACACGATGAGCGTATTGCTCTGGCGTCAGGTTCTTCCAATCGTCCACCTTGGGCTTAGGCACCCCATATTCGATGCCATAGAACTCTAGGCCATGACGATCACGGTTGAAGTTGAGATACCACGACAAAGCCAAGGTATCGACAAACTTGGTATACTTGAGGTCAAGCCCAAGAAGGTTGTTGAACAAGGGCATATCATGTCGGATGGCATTGTGACCAACAAACATAGTGTCTTCTTGTAGCAACACCTTCTTCATATCTTCGTAGTCGTGAGTAACTTGGACTTCTTTACCGTCTTCTGTCCAAGCAAAGACATGCAGTTTAGTTGCCTCGTAGGCCAAGCCATCACTTTCGGAGTCGAAGACGATAAATTTCATTCTTAGGAGTCCAACCCTTGATTGATTTGTTCGCGGTCATTCCAACCAGCTTCATAGCCAGCTTTATAACAAATCTGAAAAACACCTTCCAGCAAGATCATGTGTTCTGACATCATCTCATCAAAGAAGTTTACCATGCGAGGCTTGTCGCTTCCATCTGCCTGATAGAACCAATCAGCAAAACCATCCATCTTTATTCTCCGATAAAAAGATCACAAGCCCGCTTGCTACCAACGGTAAAACCAGCAAAGAAAGCCCACTCAATATTTTTCATAGAGGCTCCTTTGATGGAAAGGTATTCCCTACGGGTCATCTTAAGGGCTGTTGAATACCCATCAAGCCATTCATCAAAGCAGTCAGTTGAAGTCTTTACCATGCGTCAGTCTTCTCTTTCAAAGTGAACGATTCAGGGTCGAACAACAGTTCACCAGCTTCGCCTTCAAGCCCTGTCGGTCGATTTTTCTTGATTATCAGCTTTGTGGTGTTCCTGTCAAGCGCATTATCGCTTTCTTTGTCACGATCAATGTCAATGATGACAGAAGCCCGTTGGCCGATCATCTTACAATACTTAACTTCACCCATTTCGTTTGTGTGGGCAATCGTTACGATACCTACGTTCAGGTCAGCAGCAAGTTTAGACAAACGAACAGCCAGAGCAGCAAGAGCCGCTTCTTTACTCTCGTCAGAACCAACAGTGATCACATCCTGAATGGGTTCAAACAAGATGAACTCACAACCATAAACTTGAGTAAGAATCCTGATCTGCTCAATCAGTTCGTCTGCTCCATCTTCTTCACGAAGGTGAAACTGCATATAGCCAGAGTTAGTGCTGATCTGCTTGATGGCCTCTTCAACCTTTTCGATCTTGTTTTTCTCAGTAATCAAATCCTTGCGGGTCAGATTATCGTGAAGGTAGTAGGAAACCACACCAAGCAGGCTACGCAGTTTAGTCTCTTCCAGATGCCACGTAGCAAACTTTACTGTTGGGTGGTTCTGAATAAAGTTGTTTTCCAGATACCGCATCAGTTCAGATTTACCAATACCAGTTGGCCCTTTAATCACAGTGAAGTGACCACGCATAAGACCCAACAGTTTCTCATCTAGGGCTTGGATACCCGTGGGAACATAGGAGTGTTCTGGGGTGTCGTGAAGCAGCTTAAGGAAAGCATCTTCGCTAGAGTAGATGTTGTCAGGAGTAAACAACTTGGCATTATACCAAGCGTTCTTATACAGTTGAGACTTGCCGTCTTGCAGGAACTCGTTAGCGTCTTTGTATTTGTCGTGTGGAACCTCATAGACACGACCTGGAAACAAGTGCATCAGGGACAGGGCAAACTTGTCAGCTTTCTTATCTGCATCAAAACTGACATAGATGCGTTCAAAAGAACCAAGCCAATCCTTGCAGTTCTCAAGCAGTTTCTTTGCAGGGGTAGCACCGGGAAGGCTGACTACAGGATATTGACTACCAAGCATCTGGTAAGCAGACATAGCGTCAAGTTCACCCTCTGTGATAGTCACAGACTTAGAACTACCAGCAGGGAACTTGTCCATCCCAAATAGCAGATCACTCTTGAACCCACTTCCAGTGTGGAAGTCCTTGGGAAACACACGGGTCTTAGTGGAGCCATTAGGATAGACGTAGACGTGCTTTACAGGATCGCCATCATCGTCATAGGTCTTGACCCCGTAGAACTCCATAGTCCCCTTCAGAACGCCACGATGAGGGGTATATGAGCCATCTCCATCGTTGACAACCTTCAATGTGGCCTTGGGCATAGTGTAAACTTCCTCTTCTTCGTCTTTGGCCCTAATTTCCCCTTTGAGGGGATACGTGTCTTTAGCCCAACCAAAAACACTCATTCCCTTCGAGGGGTATGACTTGCCACAAGAAAAGCAAATCCCTGTGTGTTTTGTGGTTGACCAAGAGAAAGCATCAGATGAACCACAATCTTCGTGTGGACAGGGCTGATGGTTCAAGTCTGACATTAGTCACCTTTTGTTAGGGCTTGCCACGATACAGGAAACAGGGGCTGGATGATTTCACCTACCATCTTAGCCAAATCCTGGATTTCCTTCTGGGCATGTGGGTCAGTCCGTTTCAGATAAAAGTTGGCATAGCTGTAGAGATTACCTGTCCAAATCCACTGGACCTCGCAACCCTGCGGAAGGACGAAGCGGGCCTGTTCGGGACAGACGCCATCACCGATCATGCGTTCGTAAAGATCTATGCAGTTATGGGCGTATTCAATGTAGTCCGCCAACCAGTAATCACTGGCGGGATGCACACCGCTGGACCCTTGCTTGGCACCGCCAGTGGGTGCGCTGCGGAGATTATCAGGCACAAACAACGCAGGAGTTGCGGAGATATAACGACGAGACTCTTCGTTTTCCACAAAACCTTGCTTGTGCTTGAAGCACTGCGTCCTGATCGGGACAGGCGCTTGCATTCGAAGTTTGATTGCTGTGTGAGCAAAGGGCGTCCAGTGGTCGTGCTTAGCCAGATAAGCAATCAGTTTCGCATCATCGTATTTCAAAGAGTAATACTGATCAGTGCTGTCAAACTCCCACTTACTCGTCTTGGCGAAACTAACCCGTGCTGCATCGACAACTTCAAGGTCATCACCCATATGATTGACGTATTCTACTTTCATTTCTTTACCTTTACTGTAATGTTTAGGTTCCTGCAGACATAGACCACTTCGACCTCTTTTGCAACAGCTTTTATCGCTGCCTCAACGATAATTAAAGCGTCTCTAATTTCAGGTTGATATATTTGTAGTGTCATTTAGGTTAGGAACCTCTTCAAGCAACTTAAATAGATAATCTCGTTGGGTCCATGTTATAGGGTTTTGGTGCATAGAGAGGCTGTTCATATGTAAAATATGGAAAAGTTCCTCAAGCAGCCTCTTTAATTCTGGCGTCAATCAGTGTCTCCTTGTTTTTCATTCTTCAGCAGGGCGAGGATTTGCTCTTCTGCGCCACAGCAATATGTCGTCTGGCCTTCGATGACCGCCGCAGCCGCCCTGATCGCAGCGTTCCATGTGCTGATGAAATCAGCTTCTTGCTGCTTTGCAGCGGCGGTATCGGCGCGGGTGTTCCATGCGGAGATGGCTTCTTCTTTATCCGTGCTTGGAGTTGCGTCTGCGTTGCAGGAAATGCACTCGACCCAATACACAGGATGACTGCGGTCTGTCGTGCAGAGAGCCGCCTTAAACCCACAAAATGGGCAGGGTTTCAGTTCCGGCGCGGTCATACCTCACCCCCGATCTGGCGCAGGGCGGCGCGAAGTTTGCCAAGAAAATCAAACGTAAGGCCAGTTCCTTCCATAAACGCGATATGCTCGT